AAGTTAGACAGACTTATACTGTTGACGGAGTAGCAACAATTACTAAAGCAACAGTTGCCGAATGGGTTGCTGCTACTCGTAGACTAAGATTAACATATATAAATGGTGATTTACAACGAAATATTGCTTTAATCGGGCAGACAAGTAACGCATCATGGGTTGTAGATACTTTCTCCACTATTGATTTTGAGATTGATAATTATGACAATGCTGAGAATAAGTGGTATGAAGATAAAGCTAATTTAATTATTGATTTTAACGAGGACAATCCTTTTGGTGAATATGGAGATATGGGAGTATTCTAATGTTAGGAAATCATTTTTATCACGAAATTATTAAAAAAAATGTAAAAGCATTTGGAACTATTTTCAACAACATTCAAGTTGAAAAGAGAGATCCAGATACTAACGCAGTAATTCGTCAAGAAAAAGTTGCTCTTGCTTATGGTCCCAAGAGTAAATTCCTTGCTCGCCTAGATCAAGATCCAAGCACAGAGCGCAAAGTAAGTATTACAATGCCTCGCATCTCTTTCGAGATGACTAGTATAACATATGATCCTTCAAGGAAAACTTCCCCAATTCAAAAGTATTTAAAAAAAGCAGATGCTGATTCAGTAAGTGTTCAGTATATGCCTGTTCCATATAATCTTGAATTTGAACTCGGTATTTTATCAAAGAATCAAGATGACGCTCTACAAATTCTTGAGCAAATTCTACCATACTTTCAACCATCTTTCAACGTCACAGTAAATCTAATTCCTGAGATGAATGAGAAAAAAGATTTACCAATTATTTTAAACAATATTAGTTACGAGGATGATTATGAAGATGATATGATGCGTAGAAGAGCTATCATTTATACATTATCGTTCACATTAAAAACTTACTTATATGGTCCAGTCACAGATTCTCAAATCATTCGCAAGGCGACAGTATTTGAAAGTCTTGGCGATTTCCAAGAACATAGGAGAGCAGTTCGTTACGATGTAACACCAAAAGCTCTTTCGGATCAAGACGCAGATGGTGATGTTGATACGGCAGATGATGCGCTCCTAATGCCAGACGATGATTTTGGATTTAATGAAGGAATTACACTACTATGAATAAATTTGAAGACAACATGAAAGAAATTTTTGACATAGCACCGATTGAAGAAACAACTGAAATGATCACACAAGCAAATAGCGAAATTAGTATTGATGCCAACAAAGATTATGAATATACCAGAGGGCAGTTATACACTCTCATATCACAGGGTCAAGAGGCGGTACAAGGTGCCTTAGAGGTTGCTCAAGAGTCAGGGCACCCTAGAGCGTATGAAGTCGCTGTGAACGCTATGAAGCAGGTCTCAGACATGACTGACAAACTGATTGACTTACAGCATAAAATGAAGAGTCTTGGTAAGGAAGATAAAAAGTCAGCACCAACTACAGTCAACAACACAATGTTTATTGGAACCACGGCAGATCTTCAAAAGATGATTAAAGATGCTGCCAAGAATAAATAGAAAATAAACGGAAAAGACAATGAGAATTAAACTATTAGGAACTGCTGTAACGCTTACAACTACACCAAACGAAGTCAGTTCAACTGCTGTTGATGTTCTAATCGTTCATGATGCTGGTGGTAATACTGGAAGAACTATCACTCTTTATGAAAGTGATGGAACTACTGTAGTTGGTTCTCTATATTCTAATCCTGGATCAGAAATTGTAGTTCATAA